GTACCTCCTATAGAAAGATAAGTGCTAAGTTCTAATATTTCATCTATTCCTGAATTAAGTGTAGGATAGTATGAATAAAGTGTTGCACTTTTCTCAGGAAATATTTTATATACTGCCATAATTTATTAATTACTATATATAAATATAGTATAAATTAAGTGTTTAGAATGGGACTACTCTTCCTTGAATATCTGTATTAGGATATCTTACTTCAAATATACTTGGATCTAATGACGGGTAAATTATATTCCTACGAGTAGCACCAGGGATATCATAAGTATATGGCGAATATGTAGTTCCTGTTGAATCTTGTTTATTTATAAATTCTAATTTTACTACCGATTGTACACCTTTTACGTTTAATAAGGTAGATATTACATCAGAAATTGTAATAGGTTGATTAATATTCCATTTTTCAATATTAAAATAATCTTGTAAAGCTACTATGCAGTCTGTTATTACAGTATTATTGTTAAAACCACTTTTAACAGTTATATCAAAATTAATACCTATGTTAATATAAAATGCATCTTTAATATTAATAGCATCAGTAACCATTCTAAATTCGTTAATATAAGTAGCTAAATTTTGTTTTAATGTAGTAGAAGCTGATGTTAATTGTTTATTGGAATTATAACCTAATATATACATGTCTAATGATAATGGATTTCTTTCTTCAGTAGTCGCTACTGTAGGAGTTGGTAACATTTCTTTAGCTACATCTTGAGTAACATATACTTTAGCTATAGAACCGTAATTAGAAGGTAAAGATAATGCTCTTACCATGTAATCTTCTCTAGTTACTGCTCTTAATTGTGATTGATATGCGTTAAATGCATTATTACGAATTTCTTCTACTTGGTCACCATTTCTACCACCACTAGCTGGAATGTTGTTAACTACTGCTACACTATTTAAAATAGTAGTATTTGCTGGTCCACCTCCATTAGGAAATATTATTCCTGATTTATCTATAGTTGTTATTGTATTTGCATTAACGTTAGATGTAATACCTCCACCTACAAGATAACGTACTGTTATATTATTACTTGGTGCTAAACCATATTCTTGTGTAAAGAATACACCTGCTTTGTTATAATCATCGTATAAAGTAGAAATACCTGGTACTAAACCTAATCCTATAGTATCTGGAGTAGGTAATATTGTTTGGTCTGATTTATTAGAAATACCAGCACCAAATTCTAATTGTAGTGTATTATCTGATAATAAACGAGATACAAAACGACGCGGTACACGTTTTAATTGTAATAAATAAGGTACACCATCTGATCCAGATGTTGGATTGGAAACTTTATCAAATATTGTAGATTGAGCTAAATATGGTACTTCATACCATTTATTTCCTTGAGCATCAGTAGCATCTAATATTTGTAATATATTAGTATCAGTAATAGTAGATATTTGGAATTTTTGTGGAGTAGAAAAATTAAGAGTAATTGATTTTATTTCAGCCGATATAGCATTAACTGATTTTTTTAATAAAAAAAGGTTATTATCTACAAAAGTTATTTCAGTATTAGTTGTATCAGTAAAATCTACTTTATCAACTGTTAAAAATTTAGTACCAAATCCATTTGCTGTTAATTGTGTGTTTTCTGGAATAACAACAGCATAACTATAATCAGGAACGTCTCCTAATGAAGGTATTAACTGATATATATCTACTGTAGTTACAGAAGCATATGATGCTTTAGGTCTGTATCCTAACATATACGATAAAGCATATAAATTTTCTTTTTCTTTAGCGTATAATAGAAAATTTTCCTGTACTTGAGTATCTAAATAAAATGACATTACATCACCAACATAAGCCGCCATCTCAATAAACATATTTCCTGGTGATGCTTCTGAGAAATCATTATATGTAGTTGGAAAGTAGGTTCTAGTATAATTTATAAGATTAGTCTTAAAATCGCTAAAAGTTTTATTTAAATATGATACGTTACTATTATCTGCCATTTTATATAAATTGTACTGTTATTTGATCAGCATTTCCTGATAGGTTTATTCTATATTGAACTGTTATACTTATTGTATTTTGATCTTCTTGTTTATCTATAATCAAATTAGTGACTGTTACTTCAGGAACAAAAATAGATACGTTAGTTGATATTAGATTTCTAATTATTACAGAAGTATCTTCTGTTATTCCTTCAAATAATACAGTTTTCAAATCTGCTCCAAATTGGGGATTCATTATTCTTTCTCCCTTATTAGTAAGTAAAAGATTAATTAGATTTGATTTAATTTGTTCTTGAGTACTATATGTAGGATTAAAAGCAGCAGGACCATTAAAAGGTAGTGATACCCCAATTGCAATATTTCCTTGCAAATCTAATGGGTTAACACGTATTGTTTGAGGTATTGGCATATTAATCTAATTGTCTTAATCCTGATTTATCTTGAGGCGTCATGTTGTTTGCCGCGTCTGCTATAAAATTTAAATACGGGTTTATTCTCTCACCTGTACTCTCGTCTACTTTGTCAATAATTTTTAAATCACTACGTTGGGGTTGTTGAAAACCAAACTCAGCTCCCATTTTAGCCATTAATGAGCTACGTACATCTCCAGATATTGGAGCTACATCAGCGCTAGTAAAACTTAATGTCCTATTTTCATTTAAGGATTTTTTATTTTGTTTTGCTAAAGCTTCATTAATCATATCAGGCAATTCTTCATACATTGCCTCAACTACGGCTTCTTTAATTAATTTTTTGAATACTTTAATGTTCATACGAATAAATATTTAAGCTATTAAATTTTCTCGATCTATTATTAATTTCAATGTTTCTATTAAATCATTTGGATCTAATGTAAATGATAATTCGCTTTTTAACACTGCTACATTATTAGTATCAATAGCCTCTGCGTAATGGCGTTTATTACCAGATACTACTATTGCTCTAGGACCGCTTTCCTCTTTAATTGCGAATTTAAATCCTTTATATGTTTCAAAATCTGTTGTACCAAACTGATTAGGATTATCTGTAAGTGAAGAATTAATTCCAGTTGCGGCTGCCGCTTCTAGAATTCCATTTATCGGTAATAATTGTGCTTTTAAATCTTCTAATACTGCTATTATTTTGTCTAACAATGTTGTTACTATGGGTAGGTAAGCACTTAGTACCAAAAGAATTTGATTTGCTTTTTGTAATATTTTTACTAATTGCATAATTACATTAATTGGTATACCAATACCCGGAGGGACTGATGTTGGGATAGGAAGCGCTGATATAATTTCTACTATTATACTAAATATTGTAATTATTATAGATATAGTTTTAAGAATATTATTTACTCTTTTCAGAGCATCTTCTGCTCTTTGTATTACTCTAATAGCATTATCCCTAGCTAATTTAGCATTATTTAATTTAGTAGGATCTCCAGAAGCATTAGCATCCTCTATTATAGCATTTGTATCGTCTACTAATTTTTTAAGAGCACTGTTGTTGGCTACTATATAAACTATGATAGTTTCTATACCAAGTATTATTACGGGAGGTAAAGATTTTTTGGTATTTTTAAGTATAGATTTTGCTTTATCTTTAATTGCTTTTTTTACTTTACCTTTATTTTTAGTCTTACTTTTTTTTCTTTTACTTTTTCTTTTGGTTTTATTTGCTTTAATTTTTTCAAAAGGATCTTTAAAAAAATTTTTAATATCCTGATTATTTTTATCTTTCCTAATTTGGAGGTTAATCTTATTAAGATCATAACTGGTGTTTTCAGCTGCGACTGCTTTATTATATTCTTCATCACTTAACTGAGGTGGAATATCTACTGTTTGACCATTTACTACTTTTTTAGCAGGGGTATTTAACTGTTTTAATTTTAGTAAAGTAAGTTGGTGTTCAATATCTAAATTTATTCCTTCTAAAACCAACATTTCTTTTTCTAATAATAATCCTGCTATAGGTGAGCTACCAACTGCTCCTATAACTGTAGCAACAGCGGCATTTGGTATTTGATCTCCAAAAGCTAATGGGTTTTTAGATTTACCTAAGTTATTTAATATATCAGGTGACACTAAAGAGGCTACATTTCCTGGTTGTGGAGGGGTAGGTGGTGGATTTATTGGACTATTTGGTAATGTAACGTCTGCCATTATGCTATGAATACTTTATCGGATGTAATTTTTTCTAATTTATCTATTAAATTTTCTATATCAGCACTTAATTGTGGCCCTGCATCAACAGTTAATGATGTAACAGGAATAGACCCTTCAGAAGTAGCTACAGTAGCTGTTGTTAAAGCTGATGCTAGACTAGATAATGAATCAAATAATTGTAAGAATAAATCATGAACTTGATTTCCTAATAATGCTGGTTCTTCGGGATATGAGCCATCTTTTTGAGTACCTAACATTACGTATGGTGAATTCATATGAACTACCTTACCAGCATTTAAATTAATAATATTATCTGTATTTAATTCAATATTAGTTTTAGCAAATAATAATACTTCGTCTTTTTTAGAATTGAGAGTTATTCTATCACTATTAAATATTAATTGTGAATCTGAGTAGTCTTTAGGTTTAATAGTATTAACTCTTGGATTTACTATACTGGCTCCTGGTTTTAAAGGTATTGCTTGAGTTGAAGTCATATAAATAGAGGATTTTTCCTTATTTACTTCTTCTATATTAGGAGCTAATGATTTAGTATCTGATGTTACATATCCATTAACTATTATAGTTATGGGATCTCCATCTTTACCTATACTACTCCATTCATTTATATTTGATTTCAATCTTACAGTACTACCAAATCTAATACCATTTCCTTTTCTACCTTGATATATTCTATCTCCTTCAAAAGAATATAAAGGTCTAATATCAGAGTTTTCAATAAAAGTTAATCCTAAATTATCTCCAGAAGGTGCATTTTGTTGATTATTATTCCATAAATTAATTACTCCTGTATAATATTTTTGGGTATATGTGGAAGATAATTGAGTATCTGAAGATGGACCATCTACTAATAATACTAATTCTCCTACTAAGGGATAATTTTGATTACTACTATGAAAAGATTTTGCTACACTACAAACAGATAAATCATCAAGTTTATCAATATTTTTAGTAGTTTCATCATAATTTAAATAAAAAATAGTTCCAATACCATTAAAACCACCATTAGCTTCAAATAATTCTTTAGTAGGAGTATTTTCAGTTGTTATAACGCCATATACTTTACCTATAGGAGAAGTATTAGGATTATAAATACGATTGCTTTTAGAAGCAAATGAATTTATTCGCGCTAAATTATTTGTTACTTTCATTTAGTTGAAATTGCGTTGTAGCTTGTTCTAATAGTTTATTTCCTTCGTTTTGTATATTTTTCTGTTCTTCTAATAGTTGTTGTATTTCATCTGAATTAAAGAAATCAATATTATTATCACTTGCTGTAGCGATTGCTGCGCGTTGTGCGATACCCGCCATTTTAATTAATTGTTCGTTATTTTTAACATTAACATCAATTAAATCTTTAACAGTGGGCATTAACATTACTGCAGAACCTGCATTAGAAGATGCAAGAGGTTTAATAGCATCAATTAATTCATTGATCTGTTTATCGGTATCTTTATTATTTTTATGTATTTGTTTAAATATATCCGATAACGATTTACTGTCGAATAACACTATTTTATCAAAATTCGCCATATCTACGTTTATCAATAAATATAAGTTAATTAAATTTCTATGTATCCGTCTTCGTAATATTTATTATACAAACGAATACGTAAGTCATCTAATTTTTTAGTAACTTTAGTGATTTGGGGAGTAGATGCGTCTGTTATTTCGCGGATGTAGATATAAAGTGCCTTTTTATTAAATATTTCTAACGATTCACGTTTACGAAATAATTCAATAATGGCATCTGCTGTTTTGTAATCTGCTTTTTTAGGAAATAAACTGTATAAATGTTTATCAACATATTTAACATACATGTCTATAAACTTACCATATTCGGTTTCAGAATTATCATTGTTATTTTCAAATGGAGCTAAATTAGATTCATCATTTACTTCATCCAATTCAGTTATTTCCTGAAGTTTCTTATAGTTTTTCTCGTTATATATAATTAAATAACGTTTAGCAATAGTACCAAAGTAAGAAAATGCTTTACCTTTATCCTTATTATATAAGTGGAGTTTTTCAAGTAGGAATGTAACTACCTCATGTTTTAACTCCTCAATAGTATCTGAGTCTGTGTAGTAGAATTTGAATGTATGAATAATATTTTCTGCGAGTTTATAGAAGGCATATTGAATACGTTCCTTATATAGTCTATCTCGTTGAGATTGATCTGTAAGAGAAAGATATTCAACAATAGCATCTTCAGTATCCTCAGTAAAATATATTCGGGGTTCTTTTGGTTTACGTTTACGCGGTTGTCCTCGTTTATTTAAGGCAATAGTTTCGACTTCAGGAGTCAAAAAATAATCTTCTTCTTCGTCAAATATCATTTTAGAGAGCTTAATATATTTTGAACTTCTTTCATTTCAGTAAATATGGTTTGAAGTTCTTCATCTTCTCCCACCCACATTTTACCGTCTAATTGTTTAAAATCATCATCCATTTTACCAATTAAAACACTGATCGCGTCTAACTGTTGTTGTTGATTAACAACTATTTCTTCTAATTTTTGGTTTTTTCTAACTAAGAGAAAACCGAGGATACCTGCTATTTCAAGCAGGTGTATCCCAATAACCCATAACGCTGTTTCCATAATTTAATTATTGTGGTCTAAATTGTTGTTCAAACTCATCGGATTCAATAGAGATCATTTCTCTAATTCCTTCAACTGCTTCTTTTAATTTTTCAACAGATTCAAGTAATTGCTCTTGAGTCATATTTCTACTTACTTGTAAACTAATACGGTTAGTAATAGCATCAACTTGATTTAATCTGTCCAAAACATTGTTTTTGTATCTCATAAATATCTATTTATATATAAATATACGTTTCTTCCCGTTCCCATCATTCCCTTCTCCTCTTCAAACATTTTTAACTGTTATGTTCAAACATTTGTTGGGATAAAGTTACGAAAAAGAAATCTAGAAGGCACGTTTTTTTAGCGAGAAAGTTCTTCTCTTACAAGCTTTCTTAAAAGCTCTTTTAATGTATTAATTTTAGGAGACTGTCTTAAAATCGTTTTCATGACTTCAAGATCTTCATCACTAGAGAATGTGATTTCAAAGTAACCCTCAAGTTTATTGTCCTTTATAGCTTGACTATCGACAGCAACTCCTGCTTTTTCAAGTCGATTAAGTAAAGCTGCTTTATCTTCGAGTTTAACTTTGTATGTTTTCATACTAATAAATATTAGGAAATACCTAGCCCATTATGATCCCATCTAGCAGTAGAATACTTATATCCCAAATCCTCAATCACTTGTTGTGCGGTGTACGAGTCAATAGAAAACATTTCACGATTGTTAGCTACACGCCATTCGTGAAGGTATTCATGAACTTCTCGCTCTAGTAGGTCGGAGCGGTAGCACTTAAACTCATAAAT